GGGGTCGCCTTTCTCTCCTTTCGGACCGGGAACACCACCTCCTGCTGCAGCCTCTTCTGCCTTTGTTTTCGCTTCATTTGCCACATCCATTGCCGCCTTCACGGCCTTCGGCGTGGCTGCCTTTGTTTCGTCATTACTGCCAGTATCACTGCTTAACTGCACCACACCTTTCTGCGTCGTGCTGGCATCCCGCTGGCTGACCGTATCCGGTTTGTTTTTTGTGCTGTAATCCACCCGCCAGTGGAAATACCGTGTGTCGCCGTAAACCGTACAGGTACAGACCGTGCCATTAATAAACCCCGTTGCACCGTATTCGCCAATGGTGACCCGGACTATGGCAGCCTCATACGTTCCCATCACCTCAATGACACAGCCACCCAGATTGAGTTTTCCCGGTCCGACATCCGTGATGACTTTATTCATTGACGCAAGCAGTGATGCCTTCATCATCCAGTAAGGCTGGTCAAATGCCCCTTTTTCTTTCAGCCAGGCAACAAACTCGCGTGTTTTCCATTCACCGGCCCCCGTATGAATGTCCCGCCCGTATACTCTGGCTGCTCCCACGGTGTTCAGAAACTTCACCTTATCCGGGATATCGTCACCGTTTTTCGCTTTCTCCAGGCATCCGTCCGCTTTGTCCATTGCCGCTTTCACCGCTTTCGGGGTGGCTGCCTTCGTTTCATCATCACTGTCCGTTGCGCTGCTTAACTGCACAATTCCCTTCTGTGCCGTCGTCGCATCAGCCACATTTGCAGCGCTGCCTGCCGGACCTGGCTCTCCACGAGGTCCCTGAGGTCCGGTCTCTCCTCGTTCGCCTCTCGGACCTGCAGGACCAGGTTCACCTCGGGGGCCAGTCTCCCCACGCTCACCTCGTGCTCCCATCGGTCCCTGTGGTCCGGCTTCTCCTCGTTCACCTTTAGGACCTTGCGGGCCTGCAGGACCTCCCGGATCACCTTTCTCGCCTTTTGGCCCCATATCCCCCTGGTCCCCTTTAGGCCCCCGCTCTCCGGTATCCCCCTTCAGGCCTGGTATTCCCTGCGGTCCTCGCTCCCCCTGTTCGCCCTTCTCACCACGCGGACCAGCGGGCCCTACAGCCCCCTGAGCACCAACGTCACCACGCTCACCTTTCGGCCCTGCGGGCCCTTGAGGGCCCACTGGACCTGTTTCGCCTTTAGGACCGACATCCCCCTTCGGACCAGTTTCTCCCTGAGGCCCCCGGGGCCCCCGTGCATTCTCAGCCATACGTCTGGCCTCTTCAGCACTGACAGTGGCAGCCTCTGCCCGCTTAAGGATCTCTCCGGCGCTCTCCTGCGCCAGCCTGGCCTTTTCAGCATGCTGTCTGGCTTTTTCTGCATCAGCTCCGGCGGCTTTTTCAGACTCTCCGGCACGGGTCGAGCTTTCCTCTGCATTCCCCGCTGCTGTGATTGCACGGGTCGCGGCCTCAGTGGCATCAGTCGCTTTTTGTCCGGCTTCAGCCGCCCTGCTGGTTGCCGTCTTTGCACTGTCAGATGCACTCTTCGCACTGGCTGCTGCACTTTCTTTTGACTGTGTGGCCTGAGTGTTTTTTGTCGCCGTGTCTTCATTCAGGCGACGAATAGTGGCAAGGTCATCAGCCACATTATTCTGTATCTGCCGGAAATCTGTCAGCAGCTCTCCGGGTATGCTCACCTCAACAAGACTGCGGCGTAACAGCATATTGAGCGTCACCGTACTTTCGGTCCCCTCAATACGCACACGTCCGTAGACAGCAGTCTTCCCTTTCACCGTCACCGAAACCGCATACTCCCCCGGATCCATCGTCATTCCGTAATATCCACCTTCACGGGTCACTGCCGACGCACTGGTGCCGCTGAGCGCATCCGGTGAAACTGTCAGCGCCGTCAGGGTAATATTTGCTCCTGATATCGCCTCACCATCAGGAGATTTCAGCGTCCCCGAAACAACAACACTCACACTCCACCTCCGTTAAACACTTTTTTACGGGCAGACAATGCACTGTCTGCCCCCTGTTTGATCCCAAGTTGCTCAACAAAACTCTGATAATGCTGCGCAGCCAGCCCCGATTCTGCACCACCGGCAGCATCCTTACTGAAAGCACGAAACAACATCCAGTCCACCAGTGGGTTAACATAAGCCTCTTCCAGTGGAACTGGCGTATCATCGTCCTGCGTCAGAACATACACTGCCTCCGGTATCCGGCTTACCACTGCATCAATACTTATCTCTTTGTCAGGGACAGGAAACAGCCAGAATACGCGCGGGGACAGGTCGTTGCTGATAAAGCATTCCGGTTTTCCCCTCAGCATGTGCCAGTCGGGATACTGTGCATCAAGCACCTCCCGGGATACTGGTTTAATCGCACTGCCATCGCTGAGGCATATCACGTCAAGAAGCTGTATTGCGCCATCAGGTAAAGTCTGGCGTGCGCCAGGGACACAACTGAGCGTTTCCAGGCTTGCGCCTGCATCCGGCCTTGCCAGAATCACCGCCCGCACAGCATCATTGTAATAATCACACAGCTCAGCCAGAGGCCAGCGCACCATCATCGGGTCAACCAGTTGCGTGTTCACTCGTCCGATGATTTCAGTAATCGTCGTCATCAGTAAAACCTTTGTCTGCGGACAGGATTGCGGTATGAGGAGTACGGACTTGTCGCCAGTGTATGACGATATGCCCGACGGATCCCCTCAGAAAACTGCACAGAAAAATACTGTGCGCGTAACGGGTCTGACCATGAAACACCAGTCTGCATGAACAACCGCTCAAGTGCCCCCGCTGCCACTTCTTCAGGCCATGTGAGGAGTTCATCCGGTATCTGGCTGCGTCCGGCTTTCGGAGCGACGGCATAAAGCACGCTCACCTCACCGGGAGAACAGGCAAATCGCAGGGAGCGTCCGGAGCTGATATCCACATCCCGACCGACAAAAAGCTCATGATTATCGTCAGAGATACGGATGATATGAACGCACTCCTCATCATCTTTGTCATACGGAAGCACGATTTCTTTTCCTGCTACTGGTACAACAGTAACCTCCCGACGGCACACCAGCGACTGACGGCTGAATGCCACGGCAGCCATTGACAGAGCATCCGTCATCATAATGTTCAGTGGACCGCTGATCTGACGACGGACATACGGTAAAAAATCACTCAGTTCCGCCATGCTGTTCAGTCTCCGCAACACGACGGCGAAATGCCTCACGCACCCGGATACGGAATGCCTCAGCCGTTTCTTTCGGGTCTTTGTGAATATCCAGCTCTTCTGCCTCACACAGCGTCGCCAGCCGTGCTGAGGTGAGCTTACTTAAATCCACCTCCTGCCCGTTAACAGAAACAACAAAACTGTTCTCCGCTTCTGCCCGCGCAGCAAGCACTCTTTCCTGCGCCTGCTGTGCCTGCCGCAACTGCTCATTCTGTTGTTGCTTTTTCAGAACATCATCAAGCTCTTCATGACGAACCCAGACATCCGGAAACCCCAGCAGTTGCCAGGCCATCGCACTGTCAACATGCACCGGCTCAAGACGCGGGAACAATGTGCGGCTTCCGGTAATGGTGTCCTTTTTCACGGGTTTTGGGCCGATATAGACAACGGCAATTTTCTCACTCATATAATTCCCCGGATAAAAAGCCCGCATGACGCGGGCCGGAAGGTTTTAATCAGTATCCCACCACGGTATAACGCAGCAGAACATTCAGGGTGCCGGTTGCAGCGGCAGTCTTAATGGTGACAGTAACCAGCTCCCCGTCACGCTGTGTGGTGTACGGCTCCACTGGCACATATCTGGCAAATTTTGCAGAAACAGCTTCGCTGTTATCGATGAGAGCATGCTCACCGGACTTAATGCTGACGGTTGCAGTACCCAGACCACCCGTTGAAACCAGCTGGAGTGAGTTGATACGGATGCCCACTGGCAGTGAGAGAAGATGAATAACACTGTCCGCTTCCGCAGCATTCACCGTAAATACGCCTTCTGCCACCGACTCATTACCGTGCGTACCCGTATAGACCCGTTCACTCAGTGACGGGGCAAGGATAGTCTTTGCCATAATTAATGACTCCTGAAAAAGCCGGGCGAAAACCCGGCATGGGGAAAGGAAAAAATCAGAGCTTCACTGCTGTATCAACGGCAATCACGCCGTGATCCTGCATCTTGCCGCTCTTCTCGGGGAAACGGATTTTTTTCAGACCGTTGATCCAGCTGATTGCTATCTCAGTACGGTTATCCATATCCGTTTTCTTCTCAACCATGTTGAAGTGACCGCCCGCCTTCTGACCGTAAGCATTTGCCAGCGCCTGAGCCCCCAGTAACATGGCGCGGTCAATATTGGTTGCAGCAGCGACCTCTTTCGTGGTTGCCGTCAGGTTATTCTCTGATACCAGAACCTTTGACCCCTGATAGAAACGGATCGGCATACCCGCATACTTACGAACCAGGATATTGCGCCACATCGCACATTCACCTTTGAACAGCGGATGATTAAAACCTTTTGCACGGTTCACGGCACGAACCATCATCTGGTTCCAGTCCTTACCGGACGTCGAGGTGTACCAGTCATTCCACTGACGCGGCGTGACGTACAGGACGTAATATGGATCTTCTCCGTGAAGTTCATCACCGGACAGACGAACCGGCTGTAACGGATGCGCCATTTCGTCAATGAACAGGGAGAGATTGTCCACCAGGCCAATAGAAAAAATATCTGCCGCTTCAATCTGCTCAAAGCTTGTCGCATCACCGCCAAAAAAGTGACGGTCATGTGTCGGAGGCAGTACATCGTTGATCATGATTTTTTTGAATTCAGGGTGCTCCGCTGTCGGCAGAATGGTGTCGTCAGCAACAAAATCACCACGAGCTCCCGCAAGATGCACTATCGCACACTGGTCCTGCAGGTCATTAAAGTACGTCCCCAGAAGCGTTCTGGCAGAGGATGCCAGGTTAAACTTCGTGCGCTGCTGACTCATACGTCCGCCTGCATCCACCAGGTGACGTCCCTGATTGATTTTCAGGGAGAAGTCAGCATGGCTGAGATCCTCACCACGACCTTCAACACGCTCATCTCCCATCGTCGGACGTTTTGAGAGTTTGTGCATGATGCTGAAGGTCACTTCATCACCGGCCTGTTTGTTAAGGTCTGTGATACGGACAACCGGCGCACCTGCGCTGGTCTGCTTCGTGCTTTTCTTGTCCGGCGAAACCGCTTTTGGCGCTTCCTGCTGTTCAGTAAGGATATTAACCATCGAGCGGTTGCGGTTGGCAGCGGTAAAAAGCGCCACCTGATACAGCTTATTCGCCTGGGCTGATGTTACAGTCGTCATTACTTCAGTACTCCTTCAGTAAGTTACCCGAGCTTCTCCAGAAGTGCGTCTATTTCAGCATTCGTCATACCACGCATAATCGCCTCAGCCTCTGAATGAGAAGCACCAAGTAACCGTTCAAAATTATCACCGGTTCCGACGGAGGCCGTGGTGCCTAAATCTGACGGGGAAGCAGGTACTGCCTGCTCCTGTTCAGCGGTCTTCACTTTTTCTTCCGCCGTTTTCCGGATATCCGTTTTGTCTGCCTGGTTGTCAGCAGACGACTCACTGACTTCACCGAAAGCAACCTGCGTACGACGGGCCACTTCAGCGAAACGTTCAGTGAGCGTTTTGTCTTTCCATGCGGGGTCATTCTGGAGCTTCCCGTCGATGGATACAGCAACCGAGAAGCGATCCGGATCGGACTCCTGCCACGTTTTCAGCACCGGCACGGCATTCATCGCATCAAGAACCGGTGATAAATACTCACCACCATTACCTTCTGCCTGCTGTGTTGATTGCTGAACACGGGACTGGAGATAGTTATTTTTACGGATGAGCGAAGCCACCGCGTCACCAATTTCCGGATACATCTCCCTGATACGGGCAATCTGCTCATCAGAAATTTTTTCGTTTTCCGGTAACGGTGTGGGCTTCATACCGGCCTGGTGGATCTGAGATGTCAGCAGTTCCACCCTGCGTTTTTCTTCAGCTATCTGCCCACGAAGAAGTGCGGCTTCCTGTTCGGCCCGTTGCTTACCGGAACGTTCAGCCTCAAGGACTTCATAGGGAATGACGTGTTTACCGTCGCGGGTGAGCACCCCCTTCGCTTCCGGCTCCTTCACGTCCTGCGTCTGCTCCACACTGGCATCCGGCGTCGGTGCCACATTGTTATCGCCCGTCTGAGTCTGTGCTTCCTCATCCGCATGTTTTTCCGTGGTATCTTCCGTCACGACGTCCTGTGCGTGACTGTCAATATCCACATCCCCAAGTCCTTCCAGCATTTTTTCCAGTTGTTCCGGGGTTTCTTCACCCGTAAATTCAAAATCCATAAATAACTCCGCATGGTCTGTTTATCGGACAGATCCGAATGGTTGAGTAAATAAGGCTTATCGCTGCCCCCGCGAATAAGCGCACCGCTCCCGGAACGCTTACCTCCGGAAACAAAAAACCCCGTACGATGACGGGGTTCAGTTGAAGCCAGAGTTTTCAGAGCGACATTTCATTCATCCGCTGTTGTAACGTATACAGCATCTGTTGCTGAAGAACGTCCTGCTCCTGTTCCATATTCTGTACGCCGGTAATGATTTCTGCCGTATGTGCCTGGTTAAGCGCATCCACATAACGCTGCCCCTGTGTCAGGGCGACTTCCCGCTGTGCACTGGCATTATCCCGTTGTGCAGCTGCATGTGCCCTGGCGGCGTCAGCTTCCAGTTTTGCCACTCTGCCAGCCATCTCGCGCATCTGGAGTTCTGCCTGTTGTTGCTGAAGTGCCTGTTGTTGTGCCGCTACTTCCTGTTCTTCCGGCGTCATTTCATCCGGTGATTTTGGCGTCCCCAGCGCAGCACGAATACGCTCAACAAACTCCTGTTTCTGCGGCACATCCAGAAGATTAACCCACAGGTCGAGCACAACAGCCTGCACCTGAGGCGGCAGCCCCTGAATAACCTCTGACATTCTCTGTGCAAGCTGTGCCTTAAACGCCGGTGTCTGCTGAACAGGCGCCAGCGCAATATGTGTATTTAACCTTGAAATATCATTGGTCAGTTCACCATTATCACCTTCAGCATTGAGGACAATGGTCTGGCGACGCTGGCGATCATCGCGATTAATCACCACTGCATGATTACGGCGTTTTTTCAGGTCATCGAGAAGATAAGCCAGCAACAGTCTTCCCACCTGCTGGCAGGCAAACTGGTAGTTATCGTTGATTTCCGCAAGGGTTGTGGCCCCCTGCTCCACCAGGTTACTGATAGCCACGCCTGACGTCGCACCTGAATCCTGCCCGAGAAATGCGGAATACACTCCCATGGTATCCTGGATAAGTTTTTCCGATTCCTGCATGACCTGAAACTGCTGGCTGGCAACCTGAAAATCCTGCTCAACCCGAAAAACATCTGCGACACTTTTCTGATTTTTTCGGGCCGGATTCAGTTTAATAATGCCATCTGGACGTTCGATCTGCTCCATCAGGTCGCTGTCTGACAACTGGGTGGCATCCTCATCCATAATCACGCGTTTGGCCTGAAGCAGCCAGGTCAGCTTGATACGACGAAAATTCACCTCATCCTGTGCCGGAATGGCGCGGGAAATTAACCCGTATGGCTCCCCGGTTTTATCCTTTCGGTATCCCCAGAAAGGAACCAGCGGAAACATCCCCTGCGGAGCACTACAGGGGCGATCCACAATAAAGTGTGGGCCCACAAACCAGGCTTCACGAATACGACTTACCCGCCCGACTTTCACCTGAACCCGCCCGGATGCCACAGCCACCGCCTGCATCAGATTATTTTTATCAAAAGCCACCACCCGTCCATTACTGAGTTCAATCACCGGAAGACGCTCGAATGTACGGTAATAAACCACCTGAAGCAGCACACGACGGCGTTCACGCTGAAGCCATTCATTCTCCCTGCGATCCCATGACTGATACTCTTCCCATGCACTCATCAACGGACTGGGCTGGCCTTCAGTAATCGTGGTATCGACAAAACCACGCCAGTCATCAATAGCATAATCGATAACCTGAGCCATTCCCGGGAACGTGGCTTTTGCCTCATCGGTATCCATCCAGCGGCGACGCATCAGCCACCGGCAGTCACTCAGGTCGGATTCCCGGCTGAGCCAGTCCCAGAAAACCTCATTTCTGCTGACTGTGGATACCCTGAATTCAGGTCCGAACGGATCGCTGTTGCGCCTGACCTCCACCCAACTGAGCCCCGCCTTGATTTGTTCCGCATAGGCATCGGAGCGGGCCTTATTCATGTTGCCAAGACGGCACGCATCAGCAAACTCCGCATTAATGGCCTCTGCCAGTTTCTCTGTTTCATCGTTCGGATCGTCTGACATCACTATCAGGTCCGTTCTTGTTTTTGCCTCCATTCCCAGTACACCATCTACCGTGGGGGCAATGAGGTTATGGATGGTCATGGGCTGACCGCGATCTTTCAGTACCTGGATAACTTCCGGTGCCAGCTGGTCGCCATCATAATACGCACAGGCCTTGTTTGCGGCATCACGCCAGAGAGGCTGACTGTCAATATCAGAACAGAGAGACAGTAACTGACGCTGAGAAAAACGCGGCGTGGATCCATGATCGTTTTTCATCGCTGTGGTGTTAATTTCATTTTTCATCAGTGTGCCATCCAGTGTGTGGTTCTGCGTTTATCCGTTTTCTGTTTTACCCTCACCGGCATTCTGGCGCGCATCTCCTGGGCAATCATGTAGCTCATGAGCTGATCATCAAAGCAGCCTTCCTGTGCATTCATGGAGCCTTTCGCGTCATAAACGTAGGTGTTCATTTCCGATAATGTGCCTGACCAGCGGATCCCTGATATTCCATTATTCAGGAGCGTTTTCATTCCTTCGGTCAGAACAGGTTTGCTCTGACGGGTTGTCAGCCAGCCAAGGCGGGGCGTATCGTCGTCATATGCCTGGTCAAGATGCTGTTCGTTGTAGATATAACGTGTCGGATAGAGTTCCCGGAGTTTCAGGATAACTGCATGTCCGTGATTATTACGCTCCGGCCCCACAAACGCGTTGTTATACATACGACAGACCTGCGAAATGAGATGAGCAAAAAGTTCAGCATCGAGATGCCCGAACCAGTGAGCCACCTGCTCGCCATTACTGCGTTTGACAACATCCAGCGATGAGCGGTCTCCGTGCTCCAGCCCTTCGGCAGTATCTGCCCCACAAACATACTCTTCATCCGGATCCGGCAGTTCCCATACCAGCAGATAATTCATCAGCGTCCGCTGCAACTCGTTTTTATTTCCTTCACGCAGAGACTGAGCTTTAGTCTTCGCTCCTGTAACAGGTTCAATGTCATAAACAATCATCGGTGGCGAACAGAATGATTCTGCCTGCAATGTACTTTCGGCACTGAACACACGTCGTCCGGACGTCAGAAACGCCTCCTGTGGCGTTGAGGGAAACTCCTGCTTCATTTCCTCACGCTGTTCAGTTTCCTTACTGATGTACCACTGCTTCTGCTCATCGGTAAGCGTGATGTTCATTGCCTTCTCAACCGCAGAAAAATACGTCATTTTTTCCCGTGACAGCTTCAGCCCGCTTTCAGGCACTCTGGCGCTGTATTTAGGATCCTGCCACCATGCGTAAAAATGGAATTTATAATCCTGTGCCGTCAGCAATAAGCCTGATGCAGTGCTCTCCTGTGCACGGTTACTCATCTCGTAAAAATCACCACCCACGCCTTCAGCCGTGGATTCATCAAAAATAATGCATTCATCAGAGACGGCATTAAGCGTACCGGTTCGCAGCTCTTTCGCCTTAGCCGGATATTTCGCGCAAATTTTGCCGTGCTCTGAGATATGCAGGCGCTGCACCGTACCTGAGCGAAATGAGGTTGCCACCTGAATACTCGAGCCGTGACCAAACAGGATATAGCCACCGCAGGCACCGCTACGACGTTCAACGATGGTGAATGAGGCTCTCAGCCAGTCAGGGAGATGATCAAACGGTACAGCAATTTTTGTGCGGAAAATTTCACTGGCAGCCTGTTTATCCTGAGCGACGATCCCGCATTTGAGATGCGGAATGAATAATGCCTGGTCGAGAAGATAAATATCAATGGCTGTGGAAAATCCCAGCTGGCGCGCTTTCAGGATAATGTTTTTATTATGCATGTTACGAAACAACTGACGTTGCGCCGGTCGCATTCTGAAGGTGACCAGTTCACCTTTTTCGTTCTGTATTTTGTAGAGATGATTGAGGCGCCACCAGGGATTGCTCAGTTTTGTCATAATGAACAGACGTTGTTCGGTCTCAGTCATTTCTGCAGGTTCATCACATCGCGTTTTATTCTTCCGGAATGTCATCCAGTCTCCCCGAATTACTCATTTCATGCAGCGATGACACGATGTCACTGACTGGCGTAATAACACCCCGGCGCTGGCTGGTCAGAATATCGGTTTCCGCTCTGAGTTTATCTCTGGCGGCGTTGATTCTTTCCCGGTCAGCACGAAGTTTTGGTGCTGTCTCAGCCAGGACGTCCAGCGTCAGCAATGAGCGTTCAATTGACTCGATACGGGCAATATTCCGGTCAAGGGCCTGTTCAGCTTTGAGTATTTTGTCGTAAAGAGCAACGCGGGTTTCCACGTCAGTTGCCTCTTCCAGGTCGGCGAACATCCCTTTAAGTGCCTTAGTTACTGAAAGTGCGCGGGCCCGGGTGAACACCAGTTCATCGAACAGCACCATGTCGGACGCATCATCCATGAGGTTATCTGCCTCAAGATACTTCGCATATCCACGGTGTCTTACGGCGTGGGTGTTTCGCTGAGAAAAAGCGTTTGAAGGAGGTAAAAGTCGGGAACCACGAATCCGTTTCGTTTCTGCCGAATTTGCGCAGTTTTTTTCAGAGTTTTTTGCGCATTTTTCATCGTCGGAACACGCGTCATTGCTGGGTTCTTCATCTGAGATGTCATGATCGATTTCATGATCGGTTTTATGATCAATTTCATGATCGATTTTGCCCATTTTTATACGGGTTCTGGCGGTGTTGTAATTAATCTTTTTCTTCCGGCACCAGTCCAGTAATGTTATTCCCGTTTCGGCATGTTCGCGTCGGAATGCCTGCTCCAGCTTTTTCCAGTCCAGCTTTGCCATGTCACTTTCTGACGTCCTCTGTTAAAAACTGACGCATAATGACCGCTGTGATTTTTCAGAATTCACACAGCAGCGCCATACTTGATCGATATTTGTACAATGAGGTTGTTTTATCCGGTTTCTTCCACCACCGCACCGGACAGGCGGCTTCGCGGGAAATCGCTCCCATCTCGTGAAAAATGAGAAAACCCGGTGTGCATCGTTTTTGATTACCCCCGCACACTCACGCAGATAAGGTGGCTGCGGTCTCTGTTTATGCGGGAATACGGCGACGATACGGCGCATCAGCAAAACTTAGTTCAGCACTGAGTGCGGATATAGTCCTGTGCCCCTTCCAGCTGCTTCTGCATCAGCATCAACCGCTCTCTGAGAGTGAAATAATCCCGTTCAACTGTGTCTGCCAGTCGGGGGGCGGTTGCATTATCCACGCCGGAGGTGGTGGGGGCTTCACGCACGGTACCGGAGCAGGTGGCGTTGATCCGCAGGCGCTTACGACCAGCGGCAACATCAGCGCGCAGAGTTTCATTTTCAGCTCTCGCATCGGCTAATTCCCTTGAGTATCTGGCATCAAGCGCAGCAACATCACGCTGGCGCTGCTGCATGTCAGTAATGGTTGCGTTTGCTAGCTCCAGCTCTCTGGCTTTTTTATCGCGCTGCGCTTTGTAGGTGATGGCGTTATCGCGGTAATGATTCAGCCCCAGACTAAGCGCACCACAGGCCACCAGCAGTACAATAATCACCACATACAGAATACGGTTCATATCACCACCAGCGAATTGCCCGGACCAGTACAGCAATTTCATTACTCATCTGTTTAAATAAAGTTCACGATTTCAGCGCAATGACCAGTTTTGCCAGCCCATACAGTATCGGAGACACAGCGATACCAACCGCCACCCACTTAATAGCAAAGCCAGCGCTCTGCTGATGTCATCAGTCACTGTTACCCCAGCATCCCCGACGAAGACAACATCATCCAGGGCAGGAAAAGAAAAATAGCAACCAGCATTAGTGAAAATGAAATGCCGACGATTACACAGAGGATCTTCGCCAGCGTTATGAGTTTGTCTGACATAGCTACCCCTTAATTGCCACAATTAACTGGGATACCCCCCATAAAAAAGGGATGCTCCAGACCAGCAAAAACTTCCAGTTTGGTAATTGACTAATCATGAGTCGCAACTCCCTAATCAGTTTGCTAAAATCAATCAAGGCAGCCACCCATAGCTTACTGCCATAAACACAAAACCCCGCTTGCTGCCAAAAACGGGGTTTTTACTTTTATTCACTTAGGTTTTGCCAGTTCGCAGGATTTCGTGTTATCCGTCCGCGTTGACCAACGTTATTTTTCAGCAAAATATTCTGCTACCTGTCGATACCCCAACATGCCAGCGCACTCTCCTGGTCGCGACGGGATACCTGACCGTAGCAATTATTTGAGCGGATACGGCAGTCTCTGCCACCGTCCTTAATCCACCAGCGAATCGCTTCACACGCTCCCCTGCGATCGCCTGCATTAATTCGTTTATAAAACGTCGACGGGAAACACTTACCGGGGCCAATGTTGTAAGGACAGAATGACGCGATCCCCGCTTTCTGAGGTTCGGTCAGTGGCACTCTGATGTTTTTCGCCACCCATGCCAGCACCTTATCACGTTCAATGGCGTTAACCTGGTCGCATTTTTCCTTCGACAACTTCATGCCGGGGACGACAGGCTTACCATCCACCTGGGTGGCACCACGGCAGATGGTCCAGATACCCGCACCATCACGGTATGCCGTGGTGTGGTTACCTTCTTTTTCGTCAAGAAACTGGTCGAGGATTTCAGGCGCAGAAGCACCTGCAGCAATCAGCGCCAGAACGACCGCTGATAAACCATAGCGGAATTTCCTGCTCATCAGCTTACTCTCCCCGCGCCGCCTTACGCCGGTCTTCTTTAATCTTGAAATACAGGTTCGTCAGATATGTCAGCAGCCCAAACAGCAGACTCCCCAGCACGCCTATTGCCGCCCACTGAGACGGGGAAACCCTGTCCAGCAACTGCAGGAACCAGTAGCCCGTTCCCACCGCTGACGTGGTGTATGACACACCTGTTGTGATTTTTTCCATCTGGTACATACCCCGTCTCCCGCAATCCGGAAGCTCACAACATGAAAAAGGCCAGCAGCCGTTTACTGATGGCCCTGACTCCTCGTTACAGCATCATGACCGATTCGGGTTGAGGTTCAGTCGCATCGGCGACCGGTGATTCAGGCTGAACTTCACCGCTCTCTGCGGTGGTATCTCCCGCTTCAGTCGGTGGCTCTGCCTGTACACCAAGCAGCTCATCCAGAATGGCATCAACTTCTGCATCAAGACGCGCCTCAAGATTCTGGCGAAGTTTCTGTTTCAGTGCGCTCCGGACTTCTTCAGAGCGCAGGACTTCCTTCACTGCCTCTGCAGTGACCAGGGATGTAATTTCTGACATGGGATTTTCTCGCTGAAAGGGGTTGTTAAGGAGTAACGGGCTCTTCGGGTTTGCTTCCGGCTGACTGACTGGCGCTGATTTTCTCAGCGGCCCTTTTATCAATCTGCCTGCGCCAGAAATCGCGCACTGCCCTGTACCCACCCGAAAGAAGATACAGCACACAGACCGCCGTACAGAAGTACAGCATCACCTGATGAATAAATATCATAATTTCTTACCGTTATGGTTGACAATGAGAACTGTTTTCATTTAAAAAACCAATGTACGAAAGCATCTTTTCTTTACATTCTCCATTGGGATTACCTCCGCCAGCTTCCATTCCTGCCGCTGGCGGCTTTTTTTAGCAATTATGCGGCTGCTCCAGCTTTGTTTGCTTTAACTTCCACCGTATCAATAAGTACAGGGTAGGTTTCTGCACTACCTGTAATATCCGTAATGACAAACCTGTTGAGTCCATTAGCAGTATTGGCCCATTTCACCAGGTCAAACGCCTGTCCATCCACACCATCAAGCACCGGAGTAACATTAATGCTGTTACTGCCCTTAAATTTAAATGCAAGCGTATGCCAGTCATGGTCGAATGCGCCAAACGTGCCAAGTTCTTTTTGTTGATTAACTGTATGATGGTATGCAACATCAATACTGGCTTTATCTGTCTGGACAAAGAAAGAACTCAGATAGCCTTCACCACCCTCACCCGGCCATTCCGCTATTCGCCAGTACAAACCAAAGGCATACTTGTTTCTGGTTGTCTCAAGATTGACGTTTTCGGGGATTTTAAACCGGACAGCAATTTCCCCGCCTTTTTCCAGTAAAAGTTTTGCCTTGTCTGCAGCAATATCACAGTACATTGACCAGGATTTCGCGCTGTTATTTTTCTCAATTCGCAGAGCTTTATTGCCGCTGTCATCAACCAGTGTGCGTCTGCCATCCATACCGTCCCAGCCATAAGGTTTCAGCTGATTGTCTGAAGCTTTTTTGGCATCGTAAAAAATTACAGACTCTGAGGTGGTAACCGGTCTGTCTGGAACAACCACCCCGGCAGTACCATTAACAAACGCAGAAGACTTACCCGCGCAGCTCAGAATCGCCGTTGCCAGACGGTCGGAAATAATCCCACGGCGAGCCCATGAACTGAAATGACTGGCCCTGTCCTGAGATGTCCAGGTGCTTCTGTCCGTTCGCCATTTTGAACCGTAATACCCGATATCCGGAATATCCGGGTCTTCTTCCGGTTTGTTCGTCGGCACATTCACCCCGTTCTCATCGGTCATGAACGGCACGAAATGGATATTCTTTTCCGTTTTATTTTTGTAACTACCGTACACCGTCTGGTACGCCGTTTCGTTCTTCTGCTTCCAGAAATATGTTGTGTCTCCACAAATCCAGGGAACACTGTCAGCTGAGCCACCCACACACTGCCCCGCCATATCTGCAAGGTCCGCACGGTATTGATCCACCACTTCTGTAAAACGGGCTGCATGATTCGCTGGCGTTCCGTTAAAATCAAATTCCCCTTGCATCCATACCACGGCAAGCAGCACATTTTTCGGATTCTTCGCCAGCGCGGCTTTTGTACGACCAATGAGGTCCTTATACAGCGGCCTGCCCACCCCCCAGCGGGTGGAACTCTCTGAGGCGCCAGTAGTGTCACTGTATGTGCCATCGGTTCCGGTGGTGAAAGCTGAACCACCACGGCAGCACGGAACAAGAAGAATGCCCGCATTCGCCGGTATAAATGGCAGAAGCTTTTTGGCGATATGCAGCCCCTGTCCCACACAGCCGTACTGACCTTTCGATAAATCCGCTTTGGGATGATTAAGCCCTGTCATATCCTCCACATCATGGAGACAGTGATCTGCCGGGATAATATCGTTATAGATACATGCAGCACCTCCCGGTGTCACCGTACTGCGACGCGCTAACTGTTTAATACGTGGATCAGGGCTGTCGAATGTATCCGGTAATGGCAGTCCCTCACCGTATGACATACCATTGGACTGACCAGCAAGCGCGATCACATAGTAATATTCTGGCGCAACAGAAGGCGCTGAGGTCGTCGGACGGTTGCCTGGCTCCTCTGGTGATGAGATGCTCCCCTCACTCACAACTGGCTGGATGAACTCCGCACCATAACCAGCTGTCGAAATCAGCGCACTACCATAAGGCTGCCACCCTTCCTTCAGTTTTTGAGTTATTCGTTCCGCAAGGTCTGACGGCGACGCCGCCCTGACCACGTCATAGTGTTTAAATGCCATGAATCCTCCCGGCCGGGATAATGTTCTGAGTCAGAGAAGGTACAGGCTGGCCTCCGGAAACACAGAAGTCACCCGGAAAAACAGCCCGCAAAGATGAAATATGCCCTTACAGTTGCGCAAGGTGATTACTCTAAGGTATTATTCCCATCGTTAATTAATTGTTCATATTGCTTTTCTTCTTGCCAACCGCTCTTCCCGGGGCGGCTTTTTTTGCATGTAAAAAGGCCCCTGCTATGAGGGGCCTTGGTATATGCCTAATCTCTGTATACTGCATGGTGCCGGGTGCCTCCCGGTGAGTTCGGCCTGGTGCCACCAAACCCGCGTATTCTCGCTTACGATCATCAAAGAGATCATACCATTCACCAGTCGCCCCTCCGCACAGGGGGATTCACCATGCAGGATTTTTTTTACAAATTCTCAGCCAAGCAGACAACCGTCAACTACCTGAATTGTGAGTGATTTAACATTTCACTGCCCAGTGTCTTCCCCTCATTAAAAAGCCCCTCCGGAGAGGGGCTGAAGAGTAGCGCTATGTACCGTTCATTGCATGGTGCCGGGTGCCTCCCGGTGAGTTCAGTATCAGCACCTGAACCCGCACCAGATAAGGGATATAACCAACCACCTGTCGCTGATATGCCCCTCCGCTCAGGGGGATTCACCATGCAGAAATTTTCTAACAAATTCTCATCCGGGCAGACAACCTTCAACTGACTGAATTGTGAGGTATGTAACATCCCCCGTTAAACAGATATAAAAAACCGCCAGATAGCTCACCATGATCTCAGGATTGACATTTTGCATTTATTGACGAAATCTGAATCTGTCATCTCAGTTACACAATTCCTGAAAGAGGTCGATAGTGCTAATCTACAACGTCTTTGGTCGACATATTGGTGTCAAACGTGAAGGTGATCACTGGCTGGTCTTCCGGGCAGACCTGACAGAACGAAAATTCTCCCGGTTATACGATATTGTCATTCCAGACGATATGACAGAAGACGAGATACCGGGCTGGCTCAGCGACATTTTCCATGAAGCGGCAACAGAACGTCACCCTGATGTGAAGCGCATCAGATAAAAAAAGCCAGCCCACTGGGGGAGGCTGGCAAACTCGTAGAGTAAAATGCTGTTACGCAAACTTCGTTACAGGGGATATCCTGCAATACTCAAAATATACAATATTTAGAAAACTAATAGTGCCATATGCAATTTTTAAGATTTTGTTATTAATTGCGGTCGCACCTTCCTTTCTGTGTACTTTCCGTATAACTCACAGGATTCCGGATACAAAAAACCCGCGCATCGGCGGGTTCGGCTGCGTGGCAATGTAACCACTTTTGTCATGATATGATGATTTTTACGATTGTAAACTGTTTTTCTGCATCAGGGCACGATAACCTGACCATTCCCCACCCTGTCAGGTGGGGATTTGCACTAAACGACCTTCTCAGATGTAATCTGCCTGTACGCTACCAGCTTTTTATCAGTGTACTGGACAACATCTTTGATGACCAGTTTATGTACTGCTAAAATTAGCGTCTCCATGAAAGAATAATCAGGGTTATTATCTTTTGACGGCAAAGATACCATTAACTCGTCGGCATCTTTTGCATAGAAATTTCTCCCGTAGTTGAACTTTCCGGTACAAGAAGACTTATGAATTGATGCTGTTATGAAAATAACGGCATTTCTGTCAAAGAATTCTGTATGAACAACTGCCACATGGTCATCTGCACCATACTCATAATTTCTGTATTTTGCGGAGCCAAACATATCTATCGTAATGGTATTTTCAGGGAATACAACAACATCATTACTGATAAATGCAGAAATACCTTCATTGCCTTCACCCGCAGTAACAAAAGGCAAGGATCCGGGAATACGATCTGCGTTTTTCAGACGCTTACCTCTTATTGCGGGGCCAAATAACTTTTTGAGGTTATAAGTGCCCCACATAAGATTATTGCTATTTAATAGCTCAATCGCGTTATATTCCTGCGGTGTAAGCTCATAGCTTATCAGTCCGCGAGTCCGCGAGTCCGCGAGTCCGCGAGTCCGCGAGTCCGCGAGTCCGCGAGTCCGCTAACCAGCAAGTAAGCTTCCAGCTCTTCTATATGGGCCGCTTCCAGCTCTTCTATATAATTATCCATAAAAAACCAGTCAATTTCATTATTTTTCACTGGTAATGAGATGAAATATTCTCCATCTCTGAGTTTGGAACTCGATAACTGTTGACCATAATTAAAACGCCCCTTTAAAGCTTTATTAATCATACTGGCAACATACAGTCCGCGCTTTGCATTAAAGTCGGACTTACTTGATTTTAATGTAAGAACATGCACCTTCATTTCTACGCTGGCACAATAAGGATGATAAAAAGCATCTCCAAAAAAATTAACGCTTATAAAATTTTCATAATGCCTTGCATCATCCATAAACTCGGTATCAAACTCTCCGATGATACCGTTTTGATCGCTCTTTGCTGAAACACGTTTAATTTTGCCTGGTTTTAATCTTCCTGAGGAGATAAGCGAGCCTGTGCTCACATAGAACAAATCGCCAATCCTGAACTCTCCCCACTCAACGCTTCTTAATTTATCGCTGAGCGGGGAATTTACTTTCCCGCAAAATTGTTTTCACCTTGTTTTTTCAGTAATTGCGAGACCTCCCATGCAAGGTAATCACCTACCGTCTTTTTGAAATCATCCAGCGTTGGCCTAGCATCTACTGGCCTGGTCTGATTCCAGTCCTCACCACTATCAGGATCGATTGTTCCCTCAAAATATTCATCCTCCGTAAAGATATTAAGGCAACCTTTCCCGAAGTGAACCAGATCCACAACCTCCTGATAACGCTCTTTTGCACGATCGGCATCAACAAGATTGTTTCTTGCCTTTTTGCGATTAGAGCGAGCATAGCCGTCATTGGAAAAGTCGATAAACTTAACAGCCTGTTTCGCGTTATGCGGAATTTTTACCTGAAAAACGTAAATGTACGTCTGAACGCTTGATTTACCAATAAACAGATCCGCAGGCATTTTGATGCTTGCCAGCAAGGTATTTTCCTTGAGTATTTTTTTGTTGTACTCCGTAGCCTTTCCTGTGCCGGCTGAACTCTGGATAATCACTGCAGCATAGCCTTTATCCATCATCGACAGCGCCTTCTGCACGAAAATCATGCCGTTACCTTTAGCTGAATACGGAGGATTGAGAATAAATGCGTCCGCAGGGAATTTTTCTCCTGTTTTCCCAAATCCATACTTGCCGTCAAAATCGGCTAGCGAGTCTTTATTGAGGATATTCGAGCTACCATCCCCCATCAAAATCATATTCAGGATGGCCAGCATATAAATACTGGATAACACCTCAAGGCCAAGAAGCTGTTCAGCCTTGATTTGCGCTTCCTTAAGTTGTAGTTCATTCGGTGAGTGAATATTTTCTCTGGCGTCAATGAGCATTTCATTCATTGCAGCCACAAGCAATCCCGCAGAACCTGTAGCAAAATCCCACACATAGGAATCTTTGTTTACTCTGGCGAGTCGTGCCAGCAATGTGGCAACATAAGGTGGTGTCAGAACGACGTCATTGAGTTTGTCCTGCGTAAATCCAAGCCAGCGATACATCTCATTAAACAGTTTGCCCGTAAAATCAGTGGTCAGTCCGATTTTGTAATACTCCCCAAGATCATCAACAACTTTAACAAACACGCGCTTTAACTGGCTTTCACCGTTGACTGGTTTGTTAATGTTTTCAGTCCACAGCGTATTTTGCAACGAGCGCAAAATCATTTCTCTTTTTGTTTCAGGAACAGCTTTCAGCCTTAAAAAATTCCTTATTTTCCTGAAAATAATATCACCATCACGCAAGTCCTCCTCCGTTGAAGAGGTCAGTTCTTTTTTATCCAGCGGTGCTAACTTTCCCGGAATCCCCAACGTTGCAATAACGGTAGCCACAACAAGGTAAACACGATCGCTTTCACCAAGCCCCTTTTCATTCTGGTAAATATCGTTATTCAGACGGGAAAGTCGCGTGTCTATCTCTTCCTCTTTGCTGGCCTTGATTTTTTCCAGTTCTTCGGGAGGAAGATTAAGCAGCTTTATCTTGTTGAGAAATCCATCAACATTTTTGTCAGCAAGGAACGATAAGTCGGTGAATTCACCAACCTTCTGCCCGGCTCCTAAATTATTCTTTGATACGTACCACACGCCGATTTCATGATGCAGTTCGCCTGTACCATCATCGCGCCAGCCGGTCATACCAATAGCAATAATATCAGGGTAATTGGTGAACTGAAGAAGTGCGTTGGCATAATGGACTGCGCCATTCACCGCGTATCCATTAATATTTTTAAAATTCCATTCTTTTCTGGCATCTTTGTTCTCAATAATACCGTTGCTGCCAAGTCTGATAAGCCTGTCCTTGTAGCCTTTATACTCGATGAGAACGGGATACTGCTTGCCGTATTTGTCCTGAACAAGGAGTTTTACGTCGGGACGATTACCGCCTGTGCCGCCATTTTTCGAAAAATAAGCATCCAGTGCGTTATCGATCTCGTTGTTAAGTGGTGCCTGCTCCAGTTTGTAATCAAGTCCATAAGATTTGAGCCAGTTGTTAGCCCGGTCGGCAATGTCTGGTTCAACAGATTTTACAGACTTTCTTGATTTACGGTCGCTGGTCGCTGGTCGCTGGTCTGGCAGCATAAAATCGTCCTTTTATGAAAATCAACGTTTTTTGAGCACTCGCACACAAAAAATTACCGCACGGGTTGCAACGACAACCTGCATTTTGCGGAGCATATGACAACTAAAGTACGGGTGCGTTGAGGATGCCTGACACATCAGAGGGGGCGGGAGATTACTCCCCCGCCAGGTCTCTTACTTCTCAGATTCGTAGTCTACGAAGACAGCGACCTCCGTCTGGCCGGTTCGGATTCGTACATCGCAGAGGTCTTTCCTCGCTACCAGTACCGTCAGAATGACGGTTAAACAGATGACGATCAGGGCGATTAACATCGCCTTTTGCTGCTTCATAGCCTGCTTCTCCTTGCCTTTCGGCACGTAAGAGGCTAACCTACATGTGTTCAGCATGAAATTGGCCTCAGATTAATGTTAAGCGTCTTGCAGGACGCGTAATGTTAACTGGGGCTTTTCTCCGTCTGCCTTACGGCAGCATGCCCGAGGCAGACACCCTCAAGCACCCGCAGTCATTCTACAGTAAAACCCCGCGCTTTCAATTTCCCGTATGTCCGGAAAACTGACTGACCTGTGCCCCTGATCGTTCACGCTCAACGTATCTGTCCATTTCCAGTTTTATTCCCTGCATAATCAACATCCCCTCAATAACACCTTCAGCTTTTTGCAGTACCCGCCCGGCCCAGCAATCAGAGCGCTCATGCTTACGGCCCAGTCCCATAAGCGTCATCCCGAACACATAATAATCATACAGAAAATCATGCAAATCGCTGTTGTTGACGTTCAGTTGCGCCATGCAATTGCTGATAATCAGCGCATCATCATCGGTACACTGAGGCCGTGATTTAACCTTTGATGGGATCACTCCCTTAAATCCGGCAGCGACGCCGGACCATGCCACACTCTCATGATTATTTACCACCCATGCACCCCATCGGGACAGAACCTGTTGGATATCACGCATTATTCTGTACTCCGCTGTAACCATACTTTTTCTGATTTGAATGCTCAGGGGGAAAATGTCTACTGGATATCTCCGGCTTCATTGCTCACACTCCCCAACCAGATTGAGAATGACCGCTGAACCATTGTCTTCCATGTACTCATCTTTTCCGCTTGCCAGAAACCAGCGACACACTTCAACCGCTTCATCACGCGTCACAGGCTTTATTTTTCCCAGCAAATTTTCGAGCCAGAACTGCCGATCATATACTGACTCATGATGTTCACCTGTGAAACCGTATTTGTCCCCTGTTTCTCTCCCCGCTGTCTGGCGCATCTCATAAAGCCAGTCCCAGTAAATAAACTCACGAACAACGTCTGACAATGTATGAGGCTCTGGCAGTACATCACGATAGCCATCAACATATGCACGACGCTGATCATCAATTTCATTTGAGCGAACACCGTCAATACTTCCGGCTTTTTTCTCTGCCGCAGTCCAGCCCCAGTAGTAATCGTCGATAAATTTCGGGGAGGTGCGAATTATCCGCTCAGCCTCCACATCATCGAGTGCTGCCTCATAGCTGCCAAATGTGGCCCTGACTGATGCGGCTTTTTTGATATTCTCACGGGCATTCCTGATCGCCTGCGCCGGGTTATCTATGCCTATGGTTGCGAAAGCAATCTGGAAAGGATCAACATTAATCTCCTGCAAATAACGTCCATACCGTTCACTCGCTTCTTCCGGCGTTATTTTGAGTTTCTCCAGTGCTGCTTCGGCTGCGTCCAGATGTACGGCCTCGTTCAGGTGAATAACCTCCAGAATCCAGAGATAAGCATCTGTCTGTTTATGTCCGGTGATCCTCCTTTGTTCTGGCAGAGGTTTGATATTTGCCGGAACGGCGCTGTACGCTGCCGTCGGGATAGTGAATAAAGCTTTATGTACCTGATTGTCCGTACGCATCACGCAACCGCCTTTTTTCTGTAAAAAACCAGTTCCCGAACCTGATCGCCGTTCATGAGCATATTGTTGAAATCATCATGATCAGGCCACCGGACACTTACCCGCTGAATGTCATTTCGGGCCTGGAGATTTGCATGTGCGCATTCACAGGCCGCAGCCATTCCGGTAGCACTGTATTCATCGCGATCGGCAAAAATAATCAGATGGGTGACTCCCGCCGGTACGCGGAACTTTTTCATAAAACCACTGTTAATGGTTGCCCAGGTATTTACTTTGTAAATCTGATGTGCGGACAACGCGGTTTCGATACCTTCAGCTATACCCAGTGTACTGGCTACCGGAAACATCCTGATAGCAACTGACCGGGCATGGTCCAGATAGTTATCGTCCTGTAAAGATTTGAGCCTTCTGGCGCTGATACCAATGTCTGCTTTTTTAGCTCCATCAAGCAATGTCTGATGCAGGTAACACAGTTCTCCCTTGTCGTCGGTCGCCAGGGCATAAAGAGACTGGAACATGCGCCCGTTATAATTTTGCTGGCTGTTGAAGCGAACTCCCTCAACCGGAAGACTGAATATGCCACGGGAACGAAGATATTCAGCACCAGATGTTCCCTGTAGCGACGTGAGCGCTGAAAATCGACGCTGAATGCGCGATCTCAGGCTTTCCGACGTACAGATCACAGGCGGTTTATCTCTCCGGTATTCATTCCCCGTGATGCGGTCTATTTCAGCGCAAATTTCATGAAACGCTCTTTTTTGTGTCAGAGCGATCAGTTTCATGCCGTCACCGCTACCACAAACACAGATCCACGTTCCGGTGCCATCACGGTCATCAATACGGAACTTACCTCTGGCACCACAAACCGGACATTCCCCTTTGAAGTGCTTTTTACCCGTGACTGGCGGCAGTCCGTAATGTTTTAAAATTTCAGGCCAGTGGCCTTTCGCTGCTTCTGCTGTTTTCATCTTACTGACTCAGACTGTTTCTGTTTTTCTGAAGTTGTTGCTTTGCCTGCATGATCTGCCACGACTCACTGCCTTCCGGCACCCCAGACCGGACACCATGAAGCAGGGACAGAGAAAGCGCTTCGGGGGATTTTTCCGTCATCTTCTCTGCCCGGCTACGCCCTCTGGCAAACCGGATGAATTTGTGTCTGATGTAATTACTGACCTCCGGGGTGATTTCCATCGGAAAACTGCTCAGCCCGTCAGGCCATTCGCCGAACTTCTCCCGGAAAGTGTGAGCGCACCATCCATCGCTGACCGGTCGCCCCAGAGAGGCACGCTGACGCTGATAGAATTTGATCTGACTCCACCAGGCCTGTTTGTCGCTTTTGGTGTAAATTTTTTCGTCCTTGCTGAGTTTCCTGATATTGCGGCGGGTATCTGTGTTCACATCCTCACCAGCCAGCGGTTTAAATCCGCATTTCGGACAGACATAAACACCTGCCGGTTTCATGAAATGACACCCCGGACATTCTTTCGGCAGTTTTTCTTCCCGAATTTCGTTACCACGTGATGATGACACCTGCATCCCGTCGTTTTTGCCGGGCAGTTCGTCATACTCAATATTTTCAGGAAATCCCAGGCGATGAACCGTACCGGAATGGTCGAAAATCAGGCATGACTCCTTGCCTGGCGCTGTACGCAATCCTCTCCCAATCGCCTGAAGCCAGCGAATCTCTGATTTTGTCGGGCGTGCGTAAATGATGCACCGGACATCACTGTCAAATCCCGCCACCAGAACGCCAACGCTGACAATGATTTTCGTCGCTCCCGTTTCAAAACGACTGATCATTAACTGACGCTCATCATGTGGCGTTTCAGCAACCATCACCTCTGCGTTAATTCCGGCTTTGTTGAACTGCATGGTCACGAAGCTGGCATGCGTTTTATTGACGCAGAACGCCACTGTCGGTAAATCCCTTCCGTTACACAGCCAGTTATCGACAATATCGCCAACCAGATCCGCGCCGCACATAATCTCTGCCAGTTGTGATTCGTCGTAATCCCTGCCGTACTCCATTGAGACTTTCGTTTTTACACCTTCCAGATCCGGTTTCGTGGGCGCATAAAATTCGTAATTGCTCAGTTCGCCACGCTGGATCAGTTCCCCTATAGTGGTCGGCTTGAGAAGACGCTGGTAATAACGCCCCAGGAACGATGAAAAGGGTGTACCGGACAACCCAATCACCTTCACATTTCCCTCTGCAACCAGTCGTTCGATTTCCGTGAGGATGCGGCGCTTACGGAGATGAGCTTCATCAATAATCAGCAGGTCGATATTCTGAGGAAAATCACGGCGAATCAGCGTATCCGCACTGGCAATCTGAATCAGTCGTGACGGGTCGTTATTGGGATGATCACGCCAGATAAAGCTGATTTCATCCCCGGAAAGCCCGTACTGAACAAAGCGCTGTGCTGTCTGGTTGATCAAAATGGTATAAGGAACGACAAACAGAACGCGCATGCCACGGCTTACCAGACCAGCAGTGATGAACGCCGCCAGGCCGGTTTTACCACTCCCTGTAGGCATGTACATCATGAAGGACTGATATGTTTTCCAGTCATGACGCAACATATTCAGCGCACGTTCCTGAGCAAAATTCGGCTTGATATTCAGCATGGTATTCTCCCGATGACAGGGCTGATACAGTGATTACTTAAACCGGGTCGCCCGGATGACATCCACACCATCGGCGATATAACGCTGTGGATGTTTGCCATCACGGAGAAAAACAAATCCCGAAATGCCTTCAGGAAGCGCTCGAATTTTCATCAGTGAACGCTGACGGGGCGATCGGTTATCCACCTCAACTGCGCAACGCTGACCATCGGGAGAAATAACCAGAAGATCGATAAATCCCCTGCGATCACCTTTCAGCCTGACAGTGAAACAGCGTTGCAACTCACAGCCCAGAGATTTGATTTTCTTTTGCAGAACGTAGTCGAATGTGACCTTGTCCATTCCATGTCCGAATTCCTCTTCCAGAAGGTTGATTAGTACCTGTTTCAGTTCAGCTCTCATATTTTAACCATGATGTACTAGTTTGCTGATACGTCCGTTTTTTCAGGGATGCCCCTTTAGATCGAGATCTACCTAACCTCTGTACCCGTCTGTTGGAAGATCCCGTTCCAGTGCTTCGCACTAACACACGGGCACTCCCCCCCTTACCCCCCCTCTCAACTTATGCACTAGCTTGGTAGTACACAGGTGCATCCTGAGAAGTGGGGTCTCAGCCCGTCGGTCACCTTTAAGACCAACACCATTCAGGTACGCTGTTGCGTTCCTGCCAGGGGCGGCTGAGTCGTATACCCCTGTAATGCACGCCCGTGTGTTTCAACGAACCTGCGCAGCCGTACATTGGCTTCATGCCTCGCTCTGTTCTCCTTACGGAATGAAACAGGCTCGGAATCAAAAGTAACTTCGTAAACCTCCGCGTATTTCAGGGCAACCTTCTGTCTCAGTGAGGAAGGCAGGCTCTGTAACTGCCGCTTAATCCACTCTGAATCTGCCTGGCTGTACCTGGCAGGCATCTCCATCTGAACGTAATCAGGGGACATACAGCCTCCGGCAGAACATCACGATTCATGACTGGCATTCATGAGCGACGGATGCTGATAAGGAATTTTGGGATCCAGATGACAAAGGATCGCCACGTCTTCCGGCACACCTCGGGTTTTCCACTTACCTACAGCCTGTCCGGTTCTAGCCCTTCCCCTTCGGGGAAAATAACGACCTATTTCAACATTCGATCCAAACATGTTTTTTAGAATTTCATACAAATCCATATCCACCTCGACACGTTTGTTTCGATTAATCTTAATTTTCCGAAACCTAGATTTCAAGATTTTTTGCTATATTTGTTTCGAAACGATTATTTCGACAAGAAGGGGGAGAAGATGGATCACGATAGCTTTGGTGGCAGACTGTTAATGCGCAGAGTACAGCTAGGAATGTCACAAGATGACCTGGCAAAATTGACTGGTGTCTCGCGTGTAACAATCAGCAAAATAGAGTTAGGAGACTCACAAGACACAAGATCTTCAAACCTATTTAGAATCGCGGATGCATTGAAATGCTCTCCTAAATGGCTTCTTGACGGCAGCGCCCCATCACCTACAGATAGCATTCAAAACGTCCGAAATCCTAAGCCAGTTTCTCCAAACCGTTATAGATATCCGAAACTAACATGGGTGAGTGCTGGCCCCTGGAACTGCGAAGATTACATAGCTTATCCAGAAGAATGGATTGGTAGCGATATATATGCGGGCGATCACGGCTTCTGGCTGGAAGTGAAAGGGGACTCAATGACATCACAGAATGGAGAGTTCTCTATTTTTGAAGGCATGAACATTCTTGTTAACCCTGACAAAGAAGTTTTTTCAGGAAAATATGTCGTCGCCAGGCTCAAAAACTCCGGAGAGGCAACCCTTAAACAGTACATAGAAGACGCTGGGCAATGTTTCCTAAAGCCACTAAACCCACGCTATCCACTGATCCCCATCAATGGGGATTGTGAAATTATTGGTGTTGTCGTTGAGATGCGTATGCAAATTTAATTCAACAAAAAACATTAATTGCTCTTGACACCTACATTACTCACTCGTAACCTAGATTTCGAAATATTGGTTACGAGGTTTTTTTATGTCTACTTCACAATTGATGCTTATCGAACAAGTAGAATCGCTGCTTCATGAAAGTCTGGAGTCTGTATCGGAAAGAAACCGTCACGTACTCCTTGAGGTTGGAATCGAAAAAATCCAACAACTAAAACATATTCTGTTACCTCCGAGAAACAAAAAAGATTGCCGTGATGGCATCCGCACCCAACGCGAAAGCTGCGGTCTATCCACCGCTGAACTCGCCACGCTGCTTGGAGTTGATGAAGAAACCATCATCCAGTGGGAGAACGGCAAGGCTGAACCTCTGGCAAGCCAGGTGATTCCTCTGGCAAATATACTTGACTGCGATCCGATGTGGTTACTTACAAGTTTCCATTCTGACACGACAAAGGAATCGTAAGATGAAAATGTTCAAAGGCCTCACCAACGAACCGGAAACAGCTTTTCATCACATTGCAGTACTGCTTGAAGCGGGGTTAATCATTTCGGCTTCCGGTGATGAAGAATGTGATGAACTTTCGGATGACATATTTTTACTGGCACAACAATACGCCAGAAGCGCATGCGATGCATTTAAGGAACAAAGAACATGAAAACTCCCCTGATTATGCTTGAGGAAGTGGCAGCAGAAATAAAAGAAAACACGTCAATGCTTGAGTTTATATTTAAAAACTCTGGTGATAACGGAGAGACAGATGATTTCTTACTTTGTCTGATTCGTTCCATGAATAAAACCTGTGAAAAGGCTTACGAGTATGTTGATGCTCTGAGAACGAATAAAGGAAATTAAACAGACAATCATACATAAAAACATGACGGTCTGCGGTCGGGAGTTCTCACTATTTTAAAATGGGGATGACACATGAAAAACAAACATGCCTATAAAACCGCTTTATTAATGGCTGATGCCGGATACTGGTCAGTTGCAGTATTGTTTCTCAAAAAGGCATACGGGAAATAACAAATGAAAGATGAATACATTTCTGCATATCGTCGCCGCATAACGGTTGCAGCACTGCGGCGGATGAAACGAAAAACAGGAAGTAATCTCCTCACTGTAAAGCGTCATGATGGAGAGTTAACAACTATTGAAATAACAGAACAGTTCATAAGCCAGTTGCTATTACGATTTGAAGGCGTTACCCGTGGTGAGTTTGGGCGGAAAGATGGTGAAACAGCAATACGCACTGCATACCAGGATGCTGTCGGTATCAACCAACATGGTGAGTATCTGACTGAATCAGGAAAGTTAATCATTGATGAACTTTTGAATGAATGCATCGATTACATTAAAGAGGGGCATATTACCGGATGCGTTAATCATTAACAGCATAGCTCCTCCCCCGGAATAACGGAGATAATGAAAAATGAATAATTGCGTTGAAGTACTCGATAATGTCCACTGCGAGATAACAGAAAGCCTGTCTTTGTTACAGGTGATTATTGACAGCGGTGATATTGGTTCACCAGATGCGCTAAACATGATGAATTGTCTTTTCCGCTCATTATCCTGTACAGCAGACAAAGCAGAAAAGCATCTGTGCCGGACTGAAAACGAATAACATTATTTAAGAACAGTAATTAATTTACAGCTTTATTGTCGGGGATTTTTACGACCTGAAAAGGCCAGGCTGTATCACAGATATATCGCAACAAACGAATTGCTGAGCCACATCTTCTGGCTGCGCTCAGAGTGAATAAAAGTAATTAACACCGGATGAACACGGAGTAACCATGAAAGAAGAACCTGAAATCATTGAAATTAATTCTGAAGAATTCACAGAAAACGAATGGCTGACAGAAACCGATCCGCGCGTTCTGGCGCTGACAATGGAAGGATACATCGTATTTCCACCTTTCTTCAGTGATGCGGAATACAGTGCAATAAATAATGCCGGAATCGACCGTGCTTTTCATAAATACGAACTCGATTGCGGCCCTGTTTACAGAGTCTGCCGCCACGGACAAGTTAAGAAATGCTTCACGCGAAAAACGGCCATCATACATCTCGCTCATTTTATGACAACGAAGGTATTCGAAAGTTCAGGTTTTGAAAAACGTCTGCCTGACCAGCGCCTGATGCATCCGGAATATGGAGAAGTCTTTCATCCGGGAGAAATTACGCCCGAATACTACAGAGCTCACGGGCGTTGTTTTCATCGCCTGTTGCGCATCCTTGCACGCAGAAAACAGTTTGATGCCTGGATGGAAAAATACAACGCCTGGATTGATCAGTATTGCCGGCTTGTCGCGCAAAGACCATTTAAGAAGAGAGCAAACCATGACTGCAACTGAACAGTTATTTTTTCTTACCGCTGAAGGTATCCACACACCTTACGGACTGCTTGATATCAACAAAGCACTGGAAATGCTCGATGAAGGCTGTTTTGACGAGCCGATCTGGCATGGTCTGGAAATAGTGTGTTGCATCAGTGAAGCAGAAGAAAAAGGCATGACAGGTGAGCTAGCGCCGGAAAAGACAATCATGTACTGGCGCTGGCTTTATACCGCCATGTTCTTCTCTGAACAGCTCACCAGAAACGGCTGGACCGAAGTGCTTAACGAGAATGGCGGTACAGACAAGGGCACCATGTACAGAGGCCACAACGGTGGCATGACAATCTACCTGAAACCATTACGTCTCGCTATGCAGAACTATATGGAATGGGCACTCATAGAAACTTACGGAGCGGAATCAGGGCTGCTCAAAAGCATTCTTATGTACAAAGCATTCACCGGCGCTCTGGGCGACGGCGAAAAAACCGGCATCACAATGGAAGGTTACAGAGCGATGCACATGATTCTGGATGGGCTTATCAGTGAAGCCACTGACAACTCAGAACCGGAAACCAGAGTGTTCCACTAATCAGCTTTTCGTGAGGTGTAATGATGAAAAAATCAACTGAACTTGTGCCGGTGGCAGCCCGTGATTTGCAAATTATCGAATATCGCGGTCAACGCGTTGTGACCACTGAACAACTGGCGGCAGGTTATGGAGCAACACCAATCCGTATTCGCCAGAATCATTCCCGAAACGAAGAACGATTCGTTGTTGGAAAGCATTATTTTTTGCTGGAAGGCGATGAACTACGTGAACTTAAGCACAGAGTATCTCAAAGCTACTCTGTGAAAATTGCCAGCAATGTTCGATCCCTCATCCTCTGGACCGAACGCGGCGCAGCCAACCACGCAAAATTGCTGGAAACGGATCAGGCGTGGAACTATCACGAAGACCTTGTGGAGTTCTACTTCACTCAGCGGGAAAACATCGATGTTCAGCGCGTACTCACTCGCAAGGAACTCGCGTTGATGGTTATTGAGGCCGAAGAACGGGCTGAAGCTATGGCCCTGGAAAATAAAACGCTCTCTGCAACCGTAGACAGTCTGGAAAAACATTTCTCTAAAGGCATGACTGTTCCCCAGTTCTGCCGTGCGCTGAACGGCGTAAATACCAGCCAGATAATGTGGTGGCTGTCTGGCCGAAAATGGGTATTCAACGAACAACGCGATCCGGAGAAAACACCCCGCTGGCGCACGGCCTCTTATGCCCGTGACAGATACCTGACCGAAGAAGCAGTACAGATCACTCCACACGGGAAAGCAACATTCACGAAATTCACCCCCGTATTGCTGGAAAAAGGATGCCACCGTTTATACCAGTTTTACATGAACGGTGAACTCCCTATGAAGAAAAACTGGAACGGTGAATTTAAACACGACAAAGCTATTTACACACCGGAGGCAGAACATGAATAGCACTACTGCGGCAATCATGAACTACGACCCGAACATGACATTATGCGGGCGCATGGCAAGACAGACGGTTCGTCTGACACTCGGGCAATGGGAGTACCGCGAAACATTTGAAGTGGACGTTGTCGGCAATCTGACGGGACTGGATGTAATAACCTGCGCAATTGAAAACCTTTATGAAAACCTGCCGTATGAAGAAGCACAGGATGAATATACCGGTGAAACTAACATTATGGCCACAATACAGATCGGTGATCTTGCATGTACGGATGAGGACATGCTCGGCGAAGCATGGCTGGCAGGTATGCTTATTGCAGCAGAAATTATCAGCATTGAACCAGCAGGAACACTTTCATAACGGAGATCGCCATCAGATGATTATTTCATTCACCGATTACGGCGAACAGGCAAAACTGATTATCACCAGTTCCCGCCTGACATTGCGAAAACATAATCGTGTCGTTGATGCGGTACTTCTGTGCACGCCGGACATCACAGAAAGCCGGAGCGGCTTTTTCCTGGTTAAGTCGTCATTATCAGGAAAAACACGCGACATCCTGCGCGCCTACAAAACAGCAACAAGGGAGTCTGAACGATGAAAGAAGCTGATCTGAAAGCACTGCGTGACGCCGCACAAAATACCGTATATGGAGACAAGGGATGTGATCTGGAAGCATTTCACTCCCTTGCCACTCCGCCAGTTATCCTTGCGCTAATCAGTCACATAGAAAATCTGGAGAAAAAACTGGATGAAATCGTAACGTCAGAGATTAGCCCGAAGGCCTGGCTGAATAACCTTACGGGGGAAGTTTGCAGTATTGATGCCATGCCTGACGCCCGTAATGACAGAGAAACATACACCCCGCTTTATCCTGCCTGGCAGCGCATTGCCGCCGCAGATGATAACGGCAGAGTGGCATGGATGTATACGCACAAAAAAGCAGGTTACAGGGTCCCCACAATGACATCGTGGGAAAGTCTTGCAGAAGAGCGGGGAGGCTCTCTGGATAAATATATCGTCAGTCCACTATTCACTGTTCCTCAGATACCGCCAGTGAGAACAGAACAGGATGCTTACCCTGATGTGCAGGTTTCATGGGATGCAACACGTCACTATGTCAACGGCTGGAACGCCTGCCGACAGGCAATGCTGACGACGGCAGAAAAAGTACTTGATGTGCGAATCCCTGAATATATCGGACGCTGGCTTTCCGCTGCACTTCATGATCAGAACTCATGCGAGGAAATGAAAAACGATATACGACGCTTCCTGGCTGAATACCACCATGTTCCATCGAAATATAACGGCTGGCGACTTGTACCGGACAAGTTAACCGAACAGATGAAGTACCGGATTGTGCCACTACTGGCGACCATCAAGCCCCGCAGCGTCGATGAATATGACCGCTCAGGAGAAAACGCACAATTTCTTGAATGGGTATGGACGCAACTGATGGAAGCCACGAAATTCGCGTATGAGGGCTCAGTGAATGGGTGAAATGGTTGATATTAACGATGAACTGGTCCGCACAGTAATTACCGTTGATGACGGATGCGACCATACCCAGCGTTTTATCTGGATGATGAATACACGGCGTAATATCAGAAACAAAGTGTTCCGGCACGAACCAAAGCCAGTCAGGGTGACAAAGATACGCATTGAAGCCAGAAAACGCCGCAAATACAGGCCACGGAAGGCCTGGGCCCCAGCGCAACCGGATGAACTGGCATAAAGACAGCAGGAGAATAAGTCGTGAATCGCGAGTTTGAAATATGGATACGACTCAGATACGGGTACCGATACGATTTAACCAGAGATGCTCACGGCTTCTACTGCCGTGAAGTTGTAAAGCGAATGTTTGACGTGTGGTGCCACTGCCGTGGCCTGAAGATAGTGTGAGTCAGGAATGGAAACAATCATCTATCAGATAACGCCCAGCAAATGGTGCACAGAAAGAACCCTTATTGCTGCAACTGGACTGAAATCAGGAACCATTGCCAGAGCAAGAAAAAAATCCTGGTTACTGGGGAAAGAATACCGTCATTACGCAGCAGAAGGAGAGCCCGGGCCTTTCAGTGAATGTGTATACAACATTGAGGAAATTATGCGCTGGATCGAAAACCAGAAACAACCAGGTGCCAAAAATGCAAGTTCCGGTTAACCTGTTAATGCTCCTGGACGTCTGGGAGGTTTAATGAGTAACGCATCATACCCGACAGGCGTTGAAAACCATGGCGGATCACTCCGCATATGGTTTCACTATAACGGCAAACGTGTCAGAGAAAACCTCGGTGTTCCTGACACCGCCAAAAACCGGAAGATCGCAGGTGAACTTCGTACTTCCGTTTGTTTTGCAATCAGAATGGGGAGCTTCGACTACGCCGCGCAGTTCCCTAATTCCCCTAACCTGAAACACTTTGGTCTGGGAAAAAAAGAGATAACCATTAAGGCACTTTCGGAAAAATGGCTTGAGCTTAAGAAAATGGAAATAACAGCAAATGCCATGGTCAGATACAAATCAGCTATCCGAAATTGCCTTGACTGCCTTGGAGGGAACAAACTGGCATCATCAATTACACAGGAAGATGTTCTCATTTTTCGTAAAGAATTATTAACGGGATATCAGTTGCCAGGAAAAAATCAGAGGAAGCCTATTAAAGGTCGTAGTGTACCTACTGTAAATAGCTATATGACAATTATCTCCGGGATGTTCCGTTTTGCGGCAAACAATGGGTATATAGGCAAAAACCCTTTCAGTGAGCTTCCATCACTGAAAAGAGCGAAAACACCTCCCGATCCACTAACAAAAGATGAGTTTGCCAGACTGATTGATGCGTGCCACCACCAGCAAACTAAAAATTTCTGGTCGCTGGCTGTATATACCGGGATGCGGCATGGCGAACTGTGTGGGCTGGCATGGGAGGATATCGATCTGGAAGCGGGTACCTTGACCGTCAAAAGGAATTACACTCAGACAAAGGAATTTACACTACCCAAAACAGATGCAGGAACAAACAGGGTAATACAACTCATACAGCCAGCAATTGACGTATTAAAAAATCAGGCGACATTAACCAGGCTTGGTAAACAATATCAGATAGAAGTAAAGCTGCGAGAGTATGGCCGGACAAGCACTCACTCATGCAGCTTTGTTTTCAATCCTCAGATATTAGATCGCACAGGTAACTCAGGAGTTCATTATGCCGTAACATCCATCAACAGAACATGGGAATCTGCATTAAAACGAGCAAAAATTCGCCATAGAAAAGCGTATCAGTCTCGGCATACTTATGCTTGCTGGGCTTTAACTGCCGGAGCAAATCCAAACTTCATAGCCAACCAGATGGGACATGCGAATGCCCAGATGGTTTACAATGTTTACGGTGCATGGATGAAAGACAATAACCAGTCCCAGGTAGAAGTACTAAACAGAAAGCTATGTACTTATGTCCCACAGGTGCCCCAACGACTAAACAAAGCATAGAATATATTTTTAAAATCAAATAGTTAATACATAGGTACAAGTACATGAACAATATGAACGTAATTATTGCCGATGACCATCCGATAGTCTTGTTCGGTATTCGCAAATCACTTGAGCAAATTGAGTGGGTGAATGTTGTCGGCGAATTTGAAGACTCTACAGCACTGATCAACAACCTGCCGAAACTGGATGCGCATGTGTTGATTACCGATCTCTCCATGCCTGGCGATAAGTACGGCGATGGCATTACCTTAATCAAGTACATCAAGCGCCATTTCCCAAGCCTGTCGATCATTGTTCTGACCATGAACAACAACCCGGCGATTCTTAGTGCGGTATTGGATCTGGATATCGAAGGGATCGTGCTGAAACAAGGTGCACCGACCGATCTGCCGAAAGCTCTCGCCGCGCTGCAGAAAGGGAAGAAATTTACCCCGGAAAGCGTTTCTCGCCTGTTGGAAAAAATCAGTGCTGGTGGTTACGGTGACAAGCGTCTCTCCCCAAAAGAGAGTGAAGTTCTGCGCCTGTTTGCGGAAGGCTTCCTGGTGACCGAGATCGCTAAAAAGCTGAACCGCAGTATTAAAACCATCAGTAGCCAGAAGAAATCTGCGATGATGAAGCTGGGTGTCGAGAACGATATCGCCCTGCTGAATTATCTCTCTTCTGTGACCTTAAGTCCGGCAGATAAAGACTAA